TCTCTAAATGTTGCCTGTATTGTAGCTCTATTGTTATATGGTATTGATTTGTTCCAAGTTTCGCAAACAAATTTTTGAGCAGCAGTTTGACCTGGTGCTTCAAAATCAAAGCTGGCACTGTCATTTGCACGGGCATCTAAAAATGTTTCTATAGTATCTGCCTCTGTTTCTGATACATTAAATGTAAAATTATAAACTTTTGGATTTTGATGCTCTGCTAATCCAAATAATATTCTATGTTCAAAACCATCAGCAAAACGAATAGTTCTGGTATTTGGTGCAGATCTTTTTTGTTGTCCGTATGTAGGTTTTATTGAAGGAAACGTAGCCATTATGCAAGCATACCTCCTGGTCGTTTTTGTTTAATTAATTCTGATTGTATAGCAACTGAAATCATCCGACCAAGTTCTCTACCTTGTTCTTCATCTCCTTCTACAGTAGAACCAGAAGCATCTACATTTACTACGATATTCATACCACCTCCACCAATACCAGCCAAGTCATGGTTTGGAATAATATTTCCTGATTGATTAGGAACAAATAATTCTGGCCCACGTTCTCCAACAAGATAAGGCTGTCTCATACCCACAGGCCCACCATTAGCTGCTGTTACTACTTGACTAAAACCAGGTCCGCTTTGAATATCATTAAAGGGTGTAAAGTTAAATAGACTTAAAAAACTTCTTGATAATTGAGCAGCAAGCATTTGAGCAGCCATGTCAAGAAAAGCATCTGCAATTCTGTTAAACATATTTCTGAACGCATCACTTACAGACATTGTTTCTGCAATAATTTTTTTGAATGTTTCTATTTGTTCTTCATTAGCATCTTCTCCTGTAAGTTCTTTAAATTCTTTCATTTTTTGTTTTAATAATTCTGTATTTCTTATCCTTTGACGATCCAAGAAACCTTTTGTTTGATTTAATTTTATATTTTTTTCTTCTTCTTTATTTAATATTTCCATGGCAAGACGAGCACTCATCATAGAGTTGCTAAGTTCTATTAAATCTCTTGCATCTGCTTTTACATCTTGCACATTATCAACACCAAAAATTCTTGACAATCTTAACTGGGCACCAAGATCACCTTCTACTTGTTCAAAAGTACTTAAAAAATTTGCTATATCTTCTGGATTCATGCCTGTTCTTTTTCCAACAGGACTAAAATCTAACTGACTAAATCCTTTATTTTTTATGATGGCTTGTAAACTTCTACCTTCTGAACCTGGCAATATTGCAGATAAAAGTTTTGTAATACCTAATCTTTCATTAAGATCTGCTATTACACCTAGAAACTGCGTACCTAGTTTGGCAATATTAGATGATATTTCTGTAGTGTCATCTCCAAATTGTTTAAGATTTTTAAATGTATCTTCTCCTAACAGTATTGTTGTTTGCCTTACTGCCTCATCAAAAGCAGCTTGTTTGCCTCTAGCTTTTTCTAATAACTCAATATTTCTACCAATAATTGTATTACTTTCACCTAAAGTCTCAACAATCTTAGTTGTGTCTTGATTAAACTTTCCAAATGCTTGACCTAACTCACTAACTTTTCCAATAGTTGTATCAACTAAAGCTCCAAGTTGAGTACCAACTAGAGATAAAGCAAAACCAAACTGACCACCAAGTAATCCACCACCTGCACCACCTGCAAAACCACCTAACGCTGCTCCTCCACCTTGTCCGAATAGCAAAGGGAAAGCTCCACCAATCAATGCACTTGAAGCAACCTGACCTCTTATTCTCTGATCAGCATTTGTTCTTCCTCTTCTAAATCCTCTTATACGACCACCTAAACTATTTCGCAATCTTTCTGCTTCATCAACTCTTCTTCTTCTAAGTAATGGATCTCTTCTTTGTCTAGCTGGTGTATCTGATCTCATTAAATCACGTTGTTTCTTCAACTCCACATTCATTTCTTTTATTCTTGCCGTTACGTCTTTGAAATCTTTTTCTGTAAAATCTAGATCCTTTCTTACCATCGTTAAAGTATCTAAATATCTTTCGATAGCATTAACAGTATTAGCAGGAGTAAAGTTTAATAATGTACCCAAGTTTGTATTACTAAAACCAGCAACTCCAGGAACATTCCCAGAACTCATCGCACCAAAGGTAGATGCTGTGATTTTTGCACTTTCATTAAATCTTTGTAGAGATTTTACCTGTGCAGAAAAATTAAATTTAGTAAAACCTCTAGTAAATAATTCAAATTTTTCACTTGTAATACCAGTAGAAGCAGCAACATCTTTCATCCTTGTTGCTAATTCTCTTGTAGATGTAATACCTTTTCTATTTGCTCCATCAAAATTTAGAGCACCTCTGGTATATTCTTCAAATGTTTTTGTAGCTTCTTTAGTCGCTTTTGCTAATTCTTTTCTTTTTGCAATTGCATCCGCAGAAAACGGACCACCTGTTTTTCTACCATCACCACCTTTACCACCTTTAGTCTTTTTTTCTAATTCAGCTAATTGCTTATTTAAAGAAGCAACTTTACGATCAGCAGAAGTTAATTCTTTTTGTAATCTTTTTAATTGTTCTTTATGTTTCTCTTCTTCCTCATGTTTTAACTCAAAAAAACCTGCCCAACTAATCAATTCTTCTCTTGTTAAATTTTCAGTAAGCTGTCTTATTGTCATTCCTAACTCTTTAGCTAAGAAAAACATAAAATACCAATCTTTATTAGCTTTTTAATGCTGCTTTCGCTTCCTCCACTTTCAGTTCATCACCAGATGTCATCATCGCAACTTGTATTTCCTGTAAAATAGTTGAGTTTACTTCTCTTCTTAATGATGCTTTATGACCATCTTGAAATAGTCTTTTGCCATCTTTATCTAATGCTTTTTCAATCATAAGATTTAAAGCAAACTCATTACCATCATCTCCTTTTGATTTTGCAAGTATAGATTCTCTTTCTGCGATAGTTAATGGATGCCAATAAATTTCTAATACTGTTTCTTCTCCATCTTTCACTTCATAT